GACGGCTAATAGCGCGAGTAAAAACTAAGCTGTTGGTCAAGACCCGCAAAGCTTCGTTTGTAATCATGCTTATGGTAAGCAATTGATTAGACATAGTTGTCTCCAAATGAAAAGAAAAAGGTATTTAGCCTGATTTATTTCCAGATGGGAGCCAATCCCTCGAATTATCTGTACTGAGGTTGCCTAGCTATCTAAACAGGCAAAAGTTTAAATAGATGTGAGGTCATTATATACCATATCATATTTAAAATGTACATAAAAAAAATGCCACCAATAAATTATTGGTGGCGAGTCGGAGAGTTTTTAGCGTTTTAGACGTGCTACCAGTTTAGCTTTATCTTCAGCATTACGAGCAGCTATATATTCCGAAGTAGACATTTCAGCGTATGATTTCGTACCATTTACAGTGCCACCAGTCCCATTAATAGGGCGTATTGGCTTTGGTGCTGAACTTGTTCTAGTATCTTGCCTAACAATCGCTGCTAATCTCATGCCTGCCTGTACAGGTGACATATTAGAGATTTCATAGGCTACATCAAGGTTTCTACCTAATTGATAGGCTATATCAGGGCCGTTTTCCATACCTAATATAGCTTCTCTGATAGTTTGGTTCTGCGCTAATATTGGATCAGATGTAATTCTTTCAATAACAGAATCGTAATCCGCATATCTAACACGAGCAGCTGCTTCAGCGGTTTCCAATTTGGCTTGTGCAGCTTGTTGGGTTTGCAATCTTGCCCGTTGCTCATATTCCTGAGCGACAGCTTGTTTTGCCTCCATAACCGCAGATTCACGGGTATATTGCATCATTGCATCCATATACCGAGGATCATACTGACCGCCAGCAAATTGTGATGGATCAGGTGGTGCTAATGATGGTGCTTGTTGCTCTTGAGCAGGAGAATACTGTCTAAGTATTTGCTCCTGCTGCTCAAGCATCTTTTCCAAACGTTCTGCTTGCCTTCTTGCTTCGTGCTTATCACGAGTTAATTCATCAATCCGTTTCTTATACCAAGGGTCTTGTTTTTCGGAGGTAGGTTCTTCAGTTGCTTCTACCTCCTCCTGATTGCCCTCTGATTCAACTTCTTGTGATTCAACTTCTTGAATTTCTACGGGTGTACTTTCGATTATTTCTTCGCTCATTTCGTTTCTCCGGGTTTTGCTTCACTTGTTAATGCTGCAATATCAGGTTCCCTTCGCATAGCGCCTGGTCTAATAGGTTGACCAGCAGGTGCTTGACCTTGTGGTGCGCCTTGAGGCATACCTTGAGGCTGTGGAGGTGGCTGAGTTGCTTGCATTTCTAATTGTTCAAATTCTTGATTATTTTCTACTAGCTCTTGAGTCCCCATACCCATCATTAAGGTTAAATTTTCTCTGACAGCAGCTTGTAATTGCGTATCAGTCATCATAATTTTACCTTCGACATCCATACGTTTAGTTTGGGCTTCAAACCATTCACGTTCTTGCTTTTGAAGTTCAATCATGCGTTGGTCACGAAGTTGAGTAATTTCTTGACTCATATGCTCCATTTGACCTGCCAATTCATCCATCATTTGCCGAGCTTGAAGGACTTGAGGATCAACTTTATCACCACTCTTAGCCACCGCTTGTATTTGCGGAGGTAGCATGGCTTGAAGTCGTTTGCTGATTTCTTCAGCTCCTGGCCAATCCATATTTTTCAACATCAAATCACCGATGATATTAAATAATGATGGATTTGCTTGGGTTAAAGTCAGCATCATTGTGGCTGCTTCATCGCGTTTAGTTGCATATGAAGGGCCTGCATCGCAAACAACGTCATAACGTCCAATAGTCGGATTGAAAATTGAATCAATCGCAGTATTTTCAGTGTTAGCGGACGGAGTTTGAATGTTAGGGTTAAGTTGTACAGTTCTTGGCGTTCCATCTTCACCTAAAATTCGTGCAACTCTGGGTCTATCATAGACTTTTGGAATCATATCCAATACAACACGGCCAATTTGACGAACTGAGCGTGATAAATTATCTTGATAGTGGAAAGTGTTAATATCAGCCTGTTTTTGCCTCAATAATAAGGCTCTACCAGACGTTTCATTAGACTGTGCGCCTAAAGTAGGTTGGTAAATCCCCATGCTTTGCATGATGTCATTTTCAGCTAATTGAATAGCTTGCATGATCGCTGGGCTTGATTGTGGAGGCATTGCTCGTTGAGGTGAGCCAACAGGTGTTCCAGCTATTGATACAGGGTCATATTCGAGGTATGCGACTGATTCTTTGTTTACCCTTCCCCAATTAGGATCAGTTTCAAATTGCCCTGCTACACCTATAAACGGAGCTTTAGGCGACAATGCAACATTTTCAGCATTAGCAGATAAATAATAGTTATACAACCGTTGAGCATCTTTAGCATTGCGAATCAAACCTGATAAATAGCGTCTACCTTGTAGCCATAGTTCATGACCGATGACTGGAACAATAGGGATATACTTCGTAGGAAGCTCACCACGCTCTAAAATAGTATCACCAGTAGCCTTACACCACATACAGCGTTTTTTATCAGCTATACGCACCTGTGTTGGGTCTTGAGGATCGGTTATCTCTACTTCTTCATGCTCTATATAATAGTATTCAGCGATACGAACACTGTCTTTAGTATACCAACCTTGAGCATCGCCATTACCTGCATCATCGAAATGCGTTTCATCGACGCCAGGATATAAACGCTCAAATTCATCTTTAGAAATTTCTTCCGCTAAAATACACCATTCAGCATCAGAACCATCCGGAGATTTGCTGTGCGGATCCATGTAGACTTTAAATGGATCAGGGATACGGTCAATGTAAATCTCTTGATCGAAACTGGAATCATCAGCCCAATCATTACGAATACGCACATAGCCAATACCCATATCTACTTGCGATTCCACAGCCGTATCGTAAGCCATACCAGCATTACTATTATCTTGAATGTGACGAATCAGCCCTTGCAATACTTCCGCGGTTTCCTGATCGGCTTCATCGTTGACCGGACGAATACGAATACTGGGAGTATTCTGACGAATTTCATTGACCACTCGATCACGATACTGAAGCAATCGGTTAATCACCAACATTGGGCGTTCTTTACCTGGGCGATTACGATCATACTTTGCAGACTCAGGCCATTGATCGCCTAATCGTGCAAACCGAACGTCATCCAACATTTCTTGTCTATTTGTAGATGTAAATTCCACTGCGGTACTAAAACGCTCACGTATGTCCTTTAGTGTATCTTCATCCATTTGTTCTTGATCTGTTTCGGTATCCATACCAACTCCTAATGATTCCATTATTGAATCTGTATCTAAATTTGCCATGATTTTTCCTGAGCTATTAAAATGTTAAGCGCCCATCCAAGAAGAACTGCTTCCCCCAGATGAATTATACGACCGATTTCCTCCTTCCCTATGCTCTCGCTGTTCCCTATGGGCTACCGGAAACGCAAAAGTAACCGCTAATGCGTCCGCTGCATCAGGTGAGGCTAAACCCCTAGACCGCATTTCTTTCTTACCTTCAAGAAAGATAGTCCCTGAAGAATTAGGCTTCTTCATAGGCCCTATTAAATCAGATTTCAATTGCCTATCCTCCTTAATACTGGCAGTTTTTAACCAATCCCTCATTGCACCCCACATCTCTGCGCGTTTGTTGCCCCACATAATAGCATTAGTCGCCTTCCAACCAAAATTCACGCCTCTTACCTTATACCGTTGTTCAACTAAACGATCAAGAATACCATAGCCCAAACCACCTTCATCAATCACCGTCAAGGCAGGGCGATACTGTTCAATCGCATCAATCACTCGCCCAACAATCGTCATGGTATCTTCACCGGAGTACCGTTTAATCGCTAATAAGTCACGCCCCTGCCTGACAATAATCACCGTTGAGTCAGCCCCACCTCGTGCAGGATCGACACCAATAACAATAGGCGCAGTTGTATCCTTATATAATGGACGTTGAAACGCATCTTCAATGAGGTCGGGTGATATGAACTGATCTTCACCTGCGGTGGGAAATTCACCATACACCTCAACCCGTGCTTGGGAAGAATCTTCACCATATTCCGCAATAATCTGTTCATAAACTTGTTTATCCGTATCCTCGACAGTTCTTGCGTCCACCATACGGCTTTTCCAGAACGCTCTTTTGCCATGAAAGCACTCAAAGAAATACCCTTCATTTCGTCTAGGGTTGCTGAAAGCAAACCAATACCGATCAAGAATGTTCTCAGTAAAGAAACCAGCTCCTACCGACCATATCTCATTAGGAATACCTGAGGCTTCATCAAAGATTAACATCATTCCGTCATGGTTGTGAACACCTGCATAACTGTCGGGGTTCTCTGCGCTCCATAACTTACCTTCAGCGCCCCAATATCGAGTACCTTTCTTCAGTTGCATTTCCACCAAGTTAGTCAGCCATGTAGCTGGAGTTATCTTAGTAGCAGACAATTCAAACCAATGCGTGTTGATTGACATGGCGTACCAGCGTGACAATTCGCCCCATGTGACGGACTTCAATTGTGATTCTGAGTTAGCTGACACGATTACCGTTGAGCCTACCCGTGTTGTCAACATCCACAATATTAGCCATGACACCAACGCAGACTTACCAATACCACGTCCAGATGACACGGCTGACCGCAGGGTGTTCATATCTACTTGGCCTTTATTCTCCTTAATATGCTCGGCAATATCCCTTAGCACTTCTCGTTGCCATTTTCTTGGCCCGTGAAAGTGTTCTAATGGTGTGTTCTTCTTCCCCCAAGGAAATACGAACAACACAAACGCTTCGGGATCATCCGCTATCTTGGGCGACCATAACTCCACCATCAACGTCTGTTCTTCGTCTGGACGATATATTGGTTGTTGAGCCATTGTGAGTTTGTTCCTCTAGTTGAATAGGAGACGACGTCCCTTCAATGACTCGACTACGCGCTTCATCTAAGGCAGATTGTATATTAATAGTTTCAATTGACATGGATATTTCTTGCTTGGCAGTCCAACCATGAACGTGTTGCAGGATTGACAGCGCCGCTTTAGCATCACCGTTTCTGGCAGCTTCTCTTAATTGAGATGACGCTTCCATTTCTCCATCCGCTGCACCTTTTAACGCTGCCATTTCAGCAACAGGATCAAGTTGACATAACTGTCGATATTCGGAAGGTAACATTCCTGCGGCTAAGGCAAGCTTGTCGCCTTTCAACCCTAAAGCAGCAGCATCATATATTTGTTGTAAGCGCCATTCGGTGGCTTGCACTTCTCTTGGCGTAAACGGGATTGATATCATCATTCCTCCTATTTAACATGTTTTACTTATAGTAGCAAAATTTTTTACATCTGCGTTAGATTTTTTTAAAAAAAAATTTTTAGAGGGTTAACTTTTCAATTTTAAAAAAATTTACTGCGGAGGAGCAGTTTCTAAAAAAAAATTTACTGCGGGGGCAGTTTTAAAAAATAAAAAAATTTAGTTTGGGGGGTGTACATGGGCAACGGACGGTTCAAAATCCCCCTATCACCCCCCCATCGACCAGGCACGTTACGTTATAACATACCATTACAAGCTAACCTATTGATTCATATACAGTTTACGGTTTGAGTATTGAATCTATTGGCTATTCAAGTTCGATGGCAGGACTTGAATAGCATTGCAAGTTATTGTTATCATTAATGTTTTGCATCGGTGCTTTATAAAAGGTAACGAAAAAGGACATGTTTTTATTTTGTGGGTAATGTGCATAACTGTTTTTATAGTTGTACACATTGCCCACAATATTTAGTGTTTTGACGCTCCAGTTTTGTGTACAACGTTGTGTATAGTGTTGTGTATAAGATTTTGACCCCTTTTGTACACAACAAAGCCATATACATCAAGGGCTGTGGCGATTGTGTACAATGTGCATAGTCATTTGTGAGAAACCCCGTAGAATTTCCCAGTATTTTTCCCACAATATTATTATGGTTATTATTATTATATTTTATAACCCTTATAATAAATAATATATACACATTATACACACAGCTCTCAAAGCCCCGCCAATAAAGGGAATGTTGTGTACAAAACTGCTTGAAAATCTTATACACAACGATACCCACAATATACACAAAATAACTATTGACAATTAAACTTAATAGTTTTATTCTATAGTCAAGTTCTTGGAATGGCCAGGAACTAAAACACTAAAAAAAGGTAATCGACATGAGAAAATATATCGTTAAAAACGAAAGGTTAATTTTAAACCCCTCCTATAAACAAAATGTAATTCCATCAATCAACTTTAAAATTTATGTATTGGCCGCAACAAGCGCTTTGTTATTTGTTGGCGGTATTCGCCTAATCTGTGAATTGCTTGTAATGATTCAAGCAGCTTAAAAATTAAAATAAACTAAAGGTAAACTAAAATGAACACTACAATAAAACAAGATCATTACAAACATTGGATAGCAAAAACTGATATTGACTTACCTAATGGTAAATTGCTAACAATAACCACTCGAAAAAGTAATAACGGCGGTTTGCTATCTAGTGCAAGCGTGGCAAGTTATGAAAAAAGCTTTTTAACTCACATTATGTTCCAGGACTTCAATATTAGATTGGAACATTCAAACCCTAAAAGAATTACCTCCAAAGTAGTAGAGCAACAACATAATTCAATAAATATTGATAGCGTTAAATTGCAAGCGCTTGCATTCTATAAACTAAACTAAGGTAATCTATCATGCTACATTTAACAACTCACTCAGATAAACATAAACTCGCCGGCTTTCAATCATTAAACACTAGTACATTAGATAATGAATTTTGTGTAAAAATGATGAGAAAACAAGAGTTAAAACAAGATATTAATATTATATGTCAAGAGTGCTATGCCGCCTTGATGCAAAAACGTTATAAAAACTTAGATATTGCTATAAGCAAAAACGGCCCTATTTTATCAAACGGCCCAATACCAATTAGATTAATACCAGTAATTAATGCAAGGGCCTTTCGTTTCCATTCTTTAGGTGAATTAATCAATCTGCAACATCTAGAAAACTATGCAGCTATTGCAGCTTATAACCCTGATACATTTTTCGCGTTATGGACTAAAAGAAAAGATATAGTAAACGACTACTTTAAAGCCGGTAATGTTAAGCCGGATAATCTAAGTTTTATTTATAGTAGTTCTGTAATCGGTAAAATTGAAAAATTACCCGTACATTTTGACAAAGTTTTTACGGCCCATTTTAAAAACACCAAAGAAAGCATAAATTGCCATAGCAAATGCATTGATTGCATGTCTTGTTATTCGAAAAACAATATTATTTATATTAATGAGATAAAAAAATGATTAATAAACCAGGTAGGCCATCAATAGCAAAAGAAGATAAAAACATACTTCAAACATTTAGTCTAAAACAATGGCAAGTAAGGCGGTTAAAAGAAACAAAAAACAAAAGTAAATTGATACAGTTACTTTTAACCAAACATTTTACTAATACACTCTAGACCAATTTAACTTAATAATTCAATAAGGCCGCCTAATAAGCGGCCTTTTTTTATGTCTTGCACTCTGCTATTCCAGCCTATAACCTACTATCTACCATCTAACTTAACACTAAATAATACGTTTTAAGGCTTTAACTACAAAAAGCAATAGCTACACAGCCATAAAAATAAACGTGCTTAGAATCGCTTAAAAACAGCCTAAAAAATAACCCTATTTCCTACTAGGTTGTAGGGTATTCTAATCAGTATACTGAAAATCCACCCACCAGCCAAAAAAGTTTTGCTCAACTATTTCTGAGCAAAACCCAATTTAATCCGATTTGATTTGAAATTTAGAAATTTTGGTTTTTCAATTCACAAGTGACAATTTTCTGTTTAGTTCTGGCTCAACTTTTTTCCTAAGCTCTGTCTTACTCAGCTTCAATAACTCTTCGTCATCAGGAGCCATGTAAATATGTTTCACGCTGGGGAATTCACGCGATTTAAGGCGACCCATATCTTTCCAGCCAGCTTCTTTAAGAGCGTGTAGAAGTGCAGCTTGAGGAACCTTGATGTTACCTGGTGCAGTATTAACCAACCGATCACAGAGCGCATGGAATGGCGATGCTATCACACCTGCTGCAAACTCACCGACACGGTTACGCATCAGCTCAACAAGATAAGACTCAGCGCTCGACATGCCTTGCTCAACTAGGTTTATTTTGAACTCGGTCATCATCGGTGCAGCTGATGGATTGAACGCGCTAACATCACGAGCATACAACCAACTGGCAATTGCTTCATAACCTCCTCCGGTCTTAAACCACTCCCACATCGATTGCGCTTCTACGTAATCCATACGAGGTGCATGTGACCAAACGCAGAACCATCGTCTGTCTTGTGTTTCTAATTGAATAGGCACAGGATCGTTTGAATAAGCCAACACAAACAAACGGTTCACCATATCGTAAGGGTGCAATCCTTTACGGTTGATAGACAGCGTTTCTGGAGGTGCAGCAATGATAGGTTTTAATTTGTTAGCCAACGCTCGTCTTTCTCGTGCATCGGTTTCTTTTAACTCGTTAAGGACTAAGATTTCACACTCTAATGCGTAACCAAACTGGCTGTTCATCGAATCGTTATCAATGTACCCTCGGTTCTTAAAGTGAGGGCCACACACTGCCCAGATGAAAGGCGCATACATCGTATCCTTTCCAGCTCCTTGATCGCCACCATGCAGAATGGCGTGATTGATCTTGATCTTAGGGTTCTGGACTTTGTAAGCCATGACGTTGAAAATATGCTCTAATT